TTACAAATATTAAATTAGAGATAGATAAAAGAAAAAGCATTGATGATTTAATTGATGAATATAATGCAAACCAAGATAGACTTCGTGTACCTGACGAAGAAGGTGGAACTTTAATAACTTATGATGAATTTCAAAAATTAAGTAAACGAAATAAAGAGATTGCAGATTTATTAGAAGCTAGAGGTATATCTTCTAAACCAGAAGTAGAAGAATTAAAACCAGAAGGAATAGTTATTCCATTTAAAAAGAAACCACCAGAAGAATTTGCTGAAGGTGGAATTACTAGAACAAAATTTGCAAGCGGTGGAAGAGGTAAAAAAGTTTTAGATATAATTAAAAATGCAAATAAAAAACTTAAAGGTAAAAAATCTATGGAAACTATTAACCCTAAAACAGGAGAAGTTACAGTTCCAGATGAATTTATAACAACAGCAGAAAAACAAACTAAAGAATTTACAGATGATGAAATGATAGATTATATTAAAAAATATAAAGAAGAAGGACCAACGCTTGAAGAATTTACAAAAAGAATTAATGAAGAAACAGGTTCTAATTTTACTCCTGAACAACTTGCACATGCTTATAGAATTAAAGTTGCTTATCCACATTCTACTCCAATTGTAGATAGTCAAGGAAAGTTTATTGGGGGAGGTTTATATAATCCACCTTTAGACGTTAGTATATCTGATAGAGATACATTAACAAAAAGTATTGTGCAAACTAGAAAAGCAAAAGGTTTAAGTGTTCCTAAAAAATATCAAGAAGAATTAAAATCAGCAGAAGTAGTAGAAACACCTGAAACACCACCAAAGGCAGGAGAGGGAAGATTTACAAAACAACAAGTATTAGAAAAAATTATACAAAGTACAATTCAGGCAAACCCAACAGATGAATATGTGCAAACAACATTTCCAAATTTTATAAAAGAAATAAGAGCAAATCCAGAACTTGCTAATAATGAAAATGTTTGGAGAACATTTACTCAAGATTTTCCTGAAAATAAAAGACTTGTAGTTTATGGGGATGACACTGTAGATTTTTTTACAAAGGGAGAAAATTTACCTGAAGGAATGAAACAAACAGAAGATTTAATTAATACTTATGGAATCAGTATGGAAGAAGCTAGAAGAATAAAACAAATGGAACCTGTAGATCAAGTTATGGAAATTAAAAAATTACAAGTTTTAAAAAGCAGAAATCAAAATGCTGAAGGTGGATTAAATTACTTAATGGGATTTTAAATGGGTATTGGTTCATATAAAGAAGCTCAAAGATATCGCATGCGTACAAATAAAAATTTAACAAGAAGTTTTTATTTGGATACAAAAAGAACTTTAGATGAAGAACCTTTTGCTTGGGAACAACCTCAAGATGCAGGCATCATGCAGCCGGAGACTGTGCAAGAGTTTAGTGATGGAGGAAGAGTTGGATTTGCAGAAGGCTCTGAAGCTAAAATTTTAGAATTATATAATCAAGGTACAAAATCTTCTGAAATAGCAGATCAATTAAAATTACGAAGACCTTATGTTTCTAACAAAATAACTAAATTAATAAATGAAGGAAAAATAAAAGAAAGAATACAAGATGTAGAATTAAATGAAAAATTAAAAAAAGTTACATTTGAAATTAATAAAAGAAATGAATTAGGTATTTTAACAAGGCATGAAGATGTTGCTAAAAAATTAGGAATAGAAAGAAGTGTATTAACAAGATACATGTTAGGAAATATTGCAACAAGTTCTGATTTAAAAATACCAAAACTTCTTACAAAAGAAGAAGCAGTTGAAAAATATGTTAATAATGTTTTAAAAGAAGATAAAGCAATAGCAAGTTTAAATTTTCAAAATATTGCAGAATATTTAAATTCAGATTTATCTAATTTAGAAGGAATGAGTAGAGCAAGAATAACTCCTCAATATGTATCTAGAATAATAGAAGATAAATTTCCTGAAATACATAAAACAGTATCAAAGAATGGAGCTTTCATAGCTAGAAATAAAAATATTCAACAAATACCTACAAATGAATTTTTAAAAAATATTAACACTATTAAACTTGAAAAAATAAAAGAATCTGAAAAAATTTATGATTCTAGGGCAGAACTTCGTATTTTAAAAGGTAAATTAAATTTAGGACCTAGAGATTTTGCTATATCTCAAGCACAAGATAATTATGTAAAACAATTAAATGAAAACATCAGACAACAAGTTAAAAATATTGGCTATGATGAATGGGTAAAAATAAATCCTGATCTTATGGATTATGCAAGTAAAAGATTTGATTCTAAGACTGGAAAAATTATTCAAAGAACACCTGAAGAAATGGAAAAATATATTGATAAAGGATTTTTTTCAATAGATCATAAAAATAAAAAAGTAGGTGAAAAATTTAATATTGAATTTCCAACTAATAAACAAATAGTTCCTAGTGGAATCAACAGTGGTTTTATAGTTAGTTCACAAAAATATTTAAAAGATAATATTGATAAATATGGAAAAGATTTAAACATTACTAGAAACATTAATAATATTATTAATGAAGGTAAAAAATTTAATTTTACAATTGGAATGGATGAAGTTCCAAATTATCAAGGAAGTCTTTTAGCTAAAAATTTTAAAGGAATTAAAAATATAGGTGGAGTTCAAACACCAACAGTTTTTGAAAATACATTAACTGGATTTGATGAACAAATTAAACAATTCAATTTAAATACTTCTGATGTTCCTAAAAACATAATAACACCGACAGAAGAAGCATTTGGTGAAACTAAAACAAAAATAAGAGGAAGAGTGGGAAATCTAGAAGATGTATTAAATATTACACCTGAAGAAGAAACAGCAGTTAAAAATGTATTTAACAGATTAAACACTGGAGTAGATCCTTCTCAAATGAGTGAACTAGCTCAACAAGTATATTCTAAAGAAATAAACACTGTTAAAAATTTAGTTGATAGAATTCCAAAACCTATTAAAGCCGCTGGAAAATTTATTTCATTTGGAGATATTGCTTTAGAAACAATTATGGCTCTTCCAAGAATAGCTTCTGGAGATTTTGAAGGTGCAAAAAGAGAATCTTTATTAGGACTATTTGGCTATGGTAAAAGTTTGGAGGAAGAATTATTAAAAGTAGCTAAAGATCCAAAGACAACAGATATAGGATTAAAAAATCTTTCGTATATCCCTGAACTTAAAGGGCTAATGCAAGAAAAAAAAGATTTAGAAGAAAAATTATTTAAAGATACTACTTATGATGAAGGATCATCTATTGCATATCAAGATTTAATGACAGTAAATTCTAGAATAAAAGAATTACAAGATTATTTAAGTAAAAATGAATACCTTGAAAAAAATAGAGATGCAGTTTTACAAGCAATTCCAATTTTAGCTAAAGAGATAACAGATAGAAATATTGCATCAAAATTAGGTATAAAACCTGCGCAAGGAATAACTCCTCTTCAAAGACTAGGATTCAAAGATATACAACAAAAAATTGCATACGATATAGCAGAAGAATTAGATTTATTTAACAAAATGGAAATAGAAGACATTGAAAAAGTACTTGGAAAAAAAATAAAAGCTGGTGAACCTTTGACAGAATTACCACAAGATGTTGAAACACCAGTAGCTGAAACACCGGTTGAAACACAAAATGAAACACCAGCTGTAAAAATACCATTTATTGGAAATGAAAGAGTAGAACTTAAAAAAGGAGGAATGTCTAAAAGAGGGTTTTTAAAATTATTAGGAGGAACAGCAGCCACAGGAGCAATAGCACCTGACTTAATAAAAGCTATAAAAGGTGGAAAGAAAACAACTCAAGCTGGAAGAGTCGCATCTAAAATAAATTTTGAAAAAGCAGAAGGTATGTATTCTTGGTTCCCGGATCTAGTTGAAAAGATAAAAGTAAAAGGAAAACCATTTGAAGAAAAAGAAATAATAATGGAAGCATCTTATAAACATGAAGCAAAAGGATATGGAGGATTACCAAAAGGTGTAGAAAAAGTAACTAAACATGTAGATGGAGACACAGAATTTCTTTTAAGAGAATATCCAGATGGAAGAATTGCAGTTGATATTCATTCACCAAGAAATCAAGAAGGATCAAGTACACCTGTAACACTTTACTATAGACCTACAATGGAACTTAAATATTATTCTGGAACAAAAGTAGAGCCAGCTGAATTTAAAGTTCTTGAAAAAGAACCAAGATACTTTGCAAATGGACCAGATGATGTAGATATTGAAATGAGTGAAATGAGAAAAGTACCAGGAAAAGATCCTATATATGGAGATGTAGAAGCCGCTGAAAGATTTGCAACAGGTGATATTAAAAACAGAAAAATAATACCAGTTAAACAATCTAGAAGAGAACAAATGGAAGATGCACCTGTAGACTTTATTGAAGAAACATCACCTTATGGACCGGATACATTTTAAATGATTAAACTTAAAAGATTAACATTAACAGTACCTCCTAAAAAAGGACCAAACCCACAAGGCTTGAATATTAGTTATAATACTGTTAGAACAATAAAATCGGAGAAAACAATAAATGGCAGAAATAGACAAGGGTCTAATCCCAAACATAGGTAGTTCTTTAACTCCTGAACAGGAGATAGAACAAGTCGTATCTGAAACAGAAACAGTTTCATCTAGCCCTACTGAAGTTACAGAAAACGAAGATGGTAGTGTTGATATAAACTTTGATCCAAAAGCAAAGATGGATGGAGCATCTTTAGATCATGGTGCTAACCTAGCTGAATTTATAGATGAGAATGATCTTAATTTACTTGGAACAGAACTTTATCAAAACTATGAAGATTATAAAAGTTCAAGAAAAGATTGGGAACAAGCATATACACAAGGATTAGATTTATTAGGATTTAAATACGAACAAAGAACAGAACCATTTCAAGGTGCATCAGGTGCAACTCATCCTGTACTTGCAGAAGCAGTTACACAATTTCAAGCATTAGCTTATAAAGAATTATTACCAGCCGAAGGACCAGTTAGAACTCAAGTTGTTGGAGCATCTACTCCAGATACAGAACAACAAGCTGAAAGAGTTAAAGAATTTATGAACTATCAAATTATGGATGTCATGAAAGAATATGAACCAGAGTTTGATCAGATGTTATTTTATTTACCATTATCAGGATCAACATTTAAAAAAGTTTATTATGATGAAACATTAGGAAGAGCAGTTTCTCAATTTGTTCCAGCGGAAGATTTAGTTGTTCCTTATTCAGCAACATCATTAGAAGATGCTGAAGCAATTGTTCATGTATTAAAAGTATCAGCAAATGATTTAAGAAAACAACAAGTGAATGGTTTTTATAGAGACATAGAATTATTACCAGCAGATGATGGCACAGATACAAATGATGTTAAAGATAAAGAAAAACAATTAGAAGGAATTACAAAAAGTGAATATAGCGATGAAGTTTTTACATTGTTAGAATGTCATGTTAATTTGGACTTAGAAGGTTTTGAAGATAAAGATCAAAATGGTGAGCCCACAGGAATTAAACTTCCATATATTGTAACTGTTGAAGAAGGATCAAGAGAGATTTTATCTATTAAAAGAAATTGGGATGCGCAAGATGTTAAAAAAGAAAAGAAACAATATTTTGTTCACTTTAAATTTTTACCAGGATTTGGTTTCTATGGATTTGGTTTAATACAAATGATCGGCGGTTTATCTAGAACTGCAACAAGTGCTTTAAGACAATTATTAGATGCAGGAACATTATCTAATTTACCAGCAGGATTTAAACAAAGAGGAATAAGAATTAGAGACGACGCTCAATCTATTCAACCAGGTGAATGGAGAGATGTTGATGCCCCAAGCGGTAATTTAAGAGATTCTTTTATGACGTTACCATATAAAGAACCTTCGCAAACTTTACTTGCTCTTATGGGGGTCGTAGTTCAAGCGGGTCAGCGCTTTGCATCTATTGCTGATCTACAAGTGGGAGATGGGAATCAACAAGCAGCAGTGGGTACGACCGTAGCCTTGTTGGAAAGAGGAAGTAGAACGATGTCTGCAATTCATAAAAGAATTTATGCATCAATGAAACAGGAATTTAAATTATTAGCAAAAGTTTTTGCTTTATACTTACCTCCAGAATATCCTTACAATGTTGTCGGTGGACCAAGAACAATTAAACAACAAGATTTTGATGACAGAGTAGATATTGTTCCAGTTGCAGATCCAAATATATTTTCGCAAACACAAAGAATTTCTATTGCACAAACAGAATTACAATTAGCAATGTCTAATCCACAAATTCATAATATGTATGAAGTTTACAGAACTATGTATGAAGCATTAGGTATAAAAGACATTGATAAAATTTTAAATAAACCACAACCACCACAACCAAAGGATCCTGCTTTAGAACATATTGCGGCTTTAGCAGGACAACCGTTCCAAGCATTTCCGGGACAAGATCATAGAGCTCATATCACTGCACATTTAAGTTTTATGGCAACTAACATAGCAAGAAATGCTCCACCATTAATGGCAGCATTAGAAAAAAATATTTTTGAACATATTTCTGTCATGTCACAAGAACAAACTGAAGTTGAATTCAGAAATGAAATGCAACAATTACAAATGATGGGACAACAAATGCAACAAATGGGACAACAGAATCCACAAATGCTTCAAGCAATGCAAATTCAAGCAAAAATGCTTGGAGAAAAAATTGAAGCTAGAAAAGCACAGTTAATTGCTGAAGCAATGGAAGAATTTTTAAAAGAAGAACAACAAATTACTTCATTATTGTCAAATGATCCTATTGCAATGTTAAGATCTAGAGAATTAGACCTTAGAGCACAGGAAAATTACAGAAAAGAAGTTGAAAGTAAGGACAGAATCAACCTTGATAAGATGAAAACGATGATGAATCAGTCAACTCAAGATGATAAACTTAAACAAAACGAAGATTTAGCTAAATTAAGAGCAAATACTTCGTTAGAAAAGACAATTTTAGCTGCTAAATTAAAAGATCAGCAAAAATAAGTTTTAAAAACACAAAAAAAGGAGTATAAAATGGCCATGAAAAAACAAAATGAAAAATTAGCTAACGCAACTAGAACTTTTACTAAAGATTCTAAAGCTAAAGTTGATGTTAACCACTCAAAATATACTGATGCACAAGGTTATCTTGTTGGCGGAGTAGATGTTGAGATGTCTAGCAACTCTGAATCTCAAACTCAAGAAGTTCAAGGACAAGGTAGCATTCTTCCAGAGAAAAAAAGAACTGCAACTTGGTACTAAACCATGATTCAAATGTTAGGAGCTGTTGCACCTCTCGCAAAGATTCTTTTTTCAACTATTGAAAAATCAGTTCCTGA